ACTAGAAGATGCCGCACCTAATCAACCAGTAACATCTGGAACTGTAACGGCATGACTATTAATATAGCTCCAAAGCATGATATGACTTACGCTGGAGCAGTCTTTAGAGCGTATCACGCAAATAAAAGTGAGGGTATTCCTGCTCATTCACACCCTTATTCTCATGCAACTATGTGTCATGCTGGTTCTTGTTTAATAAGTCTTGAAGGTCGTAGTCATACTATTAATAAAGATTCAACACCTTTAAATCTTCCTGCTGGCGAATGGCATGAAATAGAAGCGTTAGAAGATGGCACAGTATTTGTAAATGTATTTGCTGACGGAAAGTATTAAATGATTGATGAAACAGCAGCCAGACTTGATAGCCATGAAGCCGTTTGTGCTGAACGTTATTTAGGAATTAACAGTAGGTTAAAAAGATTAGAACAAATTCTTGTAGTGTCTTGTGGTTTTATTATTGCAACACTATTAGCTTTAGTAACTAAATTAAATTAGGGAATTAAAATGTCAAGTACATTTACAGTCAGTCGTGATCAGATTATTAAACAAGCGTTGATCAAGTTAAACGTACTTGAGATTGGTGATACTCCTGATGCAGAAACTATTGCTCACTGTTCACTAGCTCTTAATCTTTGGATTAAAGAAGCAGCTACCCATGGTTTAAAGATTTGGAAAAACGAAGAACTTGTAGTACCAGTAACTGCTAATCAAACAACATACATATTAGGCGGATCTAGTTCTGCTCTTATGTATGATAGTTTTGATACAACATTTACTACACCAATTACGGATAAGCCTCTTAAACTTATTCAAGCTTGGTATCGTAACAATGAAGCCTCACCACCCATTGATGTTCCGTTACAGATTTTATCTAAACAAGAATACAATACATTAGGATCTAAATATTCTACTGGTGTAGCTAATAGTATTTTTTATGATATTAAACAAAACAATGGCATCTTGTATGCCTATCTTACACCTAATACGTTTGTAGCTACTAATTATTATTTACATCTTGTTATGCAAATGCCAATGAATGATATTAATAAAGCTGCAGATGTTCCAGACTTTCCCAATGAATGGATGAACTGTCTTGTATGGAACTTAGCTGATCAATTAGCTATGGATTACACAGTACCAGCCAATCATAGACAAGAAATTGCTACTCGTGCTTTAGGCTACGCAGAGCATATGACTAACTGGGATGTTGAATCAACAAGCACGTTCTTCCAACCTGACTTACGGATGAAGAACTATCACTTTGGAAATACAGTGTAATGCCTACAGAACGTACACCACTAACACAACCTATTGAAACAAGGGACGGGACTTTAACCAAGGACTCAAAGAGTGTTAATGGTTACTTTGAAAGTCGAGATAACAAACGAGAGTTTATTAAACGTCCTGGCCTTGCAACAGTTANATTAGATAACCCGTTACCATCTTCTGATGGTCAGGGTATCTATTACTACAATGGGTATATATACTCTGTAGTAAACAATACAGTATACAAAACAAATCCAAGTACAAATGCAACTACTACGGTAGGTACAATTACAGGAACAGTAAAGCAATGTTATTTTACTCCTTCCTTTCTTGGTACATATTTATTCTTTCATAATCAAACTAATGGTTATCTTATCAATGGTTCTACTGGAGCATTTTCCCAGATCACTAATGATAAAGTAGCTGTTGTTACTATACTTACTGGTGGTACTGGGTACACAGATGCAACAGCTTCTGTAACCTTCTCAGCTCCACCTAGTGGAGGTACTACTGCTACAGGTACTGTACAAACAACTGGTGGTGTTGTTACAAACATTACAATAACTGATCCAGGATCTGGTTATGTTACTGCACCTACTGTTACTATTACTGATAGTGGTTCTGGTGTAAACGCTACAGCTAGTTCTTTATTAAGTTATTTTCCAACAACAGGCTTAGTAGCTGGNGTTGCGTTTCTTGATGCTTATGTATTTGTAGGCACACCAGNTGGGCGTGTTTATAGTTGTAACGTAGGTGATCCTACTATATGGAATCCTCTTGATTATATTACTGCTGAAGCAGAGTCTGATCAATCAGTAGCTATTTGTAAACATTTAAACTATGTAATGAACTTTGGACAATGGTCTCTTGAGTTCTTTTATGATAATGCTAACCCTATAGATTCACCTCTTGCTGCAGCTACTTCTTATAAAGTAGAAGTTGGTTGTGCTAATGGAGATTCTGTAGTTCCATTTGAACAGACAGTAGCTTGGATTGGTACTTCTTTAAGTAATGGTAAAGGTATATACCTATTAGACGGAACAGCTCCTACTAGAATATCTACGGCGTACATTGATCGTATTCTTGGTAACAGTGATATGTCTAAAGTAACAGCATACTCTTTTAAAATGAATGGTCATATGTTTTATGTCTGTTCATTACACGATCTTAACATTACTTTAGTATATGACTTTAATGAGAAGATGTGGAACCNATGGACTATGTATGCTGTAGGTACAGCTACTTCAGGTGTTACTGGTATTTATGCTGAACAGTATTTCCGTCCATCATACTTTACTAAAGTAAACAATGATTATTATTTACTAGATGATGACAACGGTACTATGTACACAATGTCAGATCTATATTATACAGATGCAGGTGCTCCTATTTACTATCGTGNTGTATCAGACATTGTAGATAACGGCACAACAAAAAGAAAGTTTTACCAACGGCTTGAAATTGTCGGGGATAAAGTNGGAGCCATTATGAAANTTCGTCATACTGGTAACGATTATAAAACCTGGTCTAATTATAGGTCTGTTGATTTAAGTAAACCAAGAGCACAGATATATTTAGGTGGAGCAGATCGTAGACGTGCATGGGAATTNTTATGTACCGATGCAGTTCCATTAAGGTTAGATTCGGCAGAGATTGACTTCAAGATTGGTGAGATAGAGAATGAAGCAATGCAGCCAACTCAATATAGAAAATCATAAATAAGTTANACAAGATTAAGGATTCAGCATGAAAATAATTAGTGATTTACATAAACAAATGGTAGGTACTTTTGAGATTGATCTTGGAACTGTCCATAATTTCTCAGATGGTTTGTATGCAAAACAAATGTTTGTTCCTAAAGGGTATATGGTAGGACAACATGCCCATGCGTTTAGTCACTTAAGTATTCTTGCTAAAGGTAAAGTTATTGTTCGTACTGATAATGAAACAACAACATATACTGCTCCTGCTTGTTTAGAAATTAAAAAAGGTATTCAACATGCTATCGAAGCTTTAGAAGATACTGTTTGGTTTTGTATTCATGCTACTGATGAAACAAATATAAACAAAATTGATAAAGTATTGATTGAGAGTGATCTATGAATTTTGATTTTAACAACGGAAGATTAGTTCCTAAAAAAGACTTTAGTTTAGTTGGTATAAACTTTAATGTGCTTGCGTATATGGCACAATTAAATGCTCATCCTGAACTATGGGAACAAGGTAGGGATTTTCGTAAAGTGCCTCGTTATAACGGGCAGCTATCTCCTCATCGTGAGTCACAAGATATTTGGGTACGTCATCAGAATTATGAAGATCTTGGTGAGTATGATACAGAANCAGGTAGAGAAAGTATTATGAAACCGGCTATATCTGAATGGTATCCAGAATCTTTAAAACTACCAGCAGCCATAGACATGGCAGAAGCCGTTTGCAAACACTTAGGTGCTATACAATTAGGCGGNCATTACGTTATTAAAGTGCCACCAGGTAAAAAAGTATACCCTCATAGTGACTGGTCATGGCATAGTACATACTACAATAAATACATGGTGATTTTGAAAACACAACCAGGAGTTGTTTTTGGTTGGGAACGAAGTGGAAACCTTATTCCTTTAACAGGGGATTTGTGGAACTTTGAAAATGATACAAACCATTGGGTTTACAATGATTCCGATGAGGACTTGTTGATTGCAACTTTTAGTGTTCGCACATTCAACATGGACAGACGTGAGTCTTTTAATAATATAAAAGGGGAATAATATGCCAGCAGCTTGGGCAGGTGTAGCAGTAGCTAGTATTGGTGTAGCAAACTCAATGGGTGCTTTTGGAGGTGGGGGTGGTAGTGGTCAAGCCGGAGGCAGTACTGGTCAACAGTATGATCCTTATTCTCCTTACCGTGATCAAGCTGCACAACAATTAAATAGTTTAATTAATAACCCATCACAGGCTATGGCACAGCCAGGTTATCAACAACAATTGCAACAAGGTATTCAACAAACTAATAGAGGTATGGCGGCTTCTGGACAATTGTCTAGTGGTCAAGAACAGTCTGCTTTAATGAGTCAAGGTCAGAATACTTTTGGATCTTATTACAATTCACAATTAGCAAACCTTATGCAGTTGTCAGGTGCATCAGCATCTCCAGCTGCGGCTGCTCAAGCACAGACTCAAGCCAACCTTGCTCGTAGTTCTATTGGTCAACAGAATTTACAGAACATGGTTAGTGGAGCTGGTGCTATTATTGGTGGTGTTAATCAAGGTATTAATAACTGGGGTAATGCAACATCAACTCAAAATGCAGCAGGGTATGCAAACTCAGGTGCTTCTTATCAACAATCTTTTGGTTCTGATACACAATTTGGTGATGGATCCTATTATGGTGGTCCAGTTTAATTAAGGAATAATAATAATGGCTGGATTTATGGATGCTTTTGCATCAGGATATGAAGCAACTACTAAGGTAAGCGAAGATGTTCAAGCAAGTTCTGCACTTAAAAAAGCATATGAACAGGCACCAGATGATTCAACTACAGGTGCTAAGGATATGTTTAAAGTTAACAGTCTTGCTGCACAGATGTCTGCTGCTCGTGGTAACACTAGAGCTGCTGAGAAGTTTGAAAANCAAGCAGAGCAATCATCAAAGAGTAANCTTGACAACCAGCTTAANCAAATTAAATTAGGTCAAGCTAAATTAGGTCAACTTGAAAAAACAGTTCAAATGATTGACTCAGCTGATGCTGGTGTTGATGCAGTTCTTAAAAGCGAAATGCCTGAAGATCAAAAAATGAAGTTTATTGATCATTTTAAACAAATGAAGAATGCTGATGGCAGTACTGATCAAAAGAAACTTGAAGCGTTTAAAGATAAATTTCAAAATTCATTGATAGAACCTAGTGATCGTTTAACGGCTGCTCAGAAAGTTCTTAAGATGCAACTTGATTCAGAACTTAAACGAGAAGGTTTAGATATTAGACGTGNANGTATNCAACTTCAAGCTAACATAGCTGNAGGTAATCGTGATCTTAAAGNAGGTCAGAATGAGTTTATGCAATGGCAAAAGACTCAAGCGTTGGTTACTGATGTTGATAAAGAGATTGATCGTAAACAAGAGTCTATTCGTTCTCTTGAACAGAAACGAGANAAGGGTGGTTTATCTGATGAAGAGAAAGCTGCTAACTCTAAAGATGAAGCTAACGTTAAAGACGAGATTCGTAAGTTAGAGAAACGTAAAAAAGAATTACGTGAAGGTCCTGGTAAGAAAGAATCTAAACCAGAATCTAAACCAGTATCAGCTAAGACACAATCTGATATTNATAAATTAAAACCAGGTACTAAGTTTGTTTGGACGGACGGTAAGACCTATACAAAGGATTAATAGATGGATGCACCACAAGGAGCCACATTATTAGAAGCACCAACAAGTACTTCTGACACTACTACGTCCCCTAAAGGTGCTACATTAGTTAAAGGTGCTGACAGTAAGTCTGAGTCTGCTAATACAGAATCTGGTAAAGTAACTAAAGTACTTGACGCTGATACTGTAGAGGTTACTGGCGCTGATGGTTTTAAATTTAACGTACGTCTTAAAGGTATTGATGCTCCTGAAGTTGCTCACCCATCATCTGGGTTTTGGGGCGGTGCTAANGACTTAGTCTTTGGTACAGGTAAAGGNCAATCATATGGTGAGACAGCTAAAGACTATTTAAACAAACGTTTGTCTGGTAAAGATGTATCATTTAATTATGATGAACTAGATGAGCATGGTCGTTACATTGCTAAAGTAACTCATAATGGTACTGATATTAACAAAGAGTTAATTGAAAAAGGACAAGCACATCATTATCAACGTTACGATAAAGATCCTGAGTATGCTGCAGCTTATGATAAAGCTCAGAAAGAAAAGNCTGGTATGTGGGGCAANGATAAAGATGCTCAAGAATCACCAGANTCTTTCCGTAGATACAAAGATGATCCTAGTGGTGCTGGNCGTATAGCTAAGCATCCTGTATCAGCTATGCTTGCTGATCCTGTTAACACAGCTGACTTATTAATTGGTAATTTGCCATCTATGGCTGGTCAGATTACTATGCAAACAGCTGGTGCTATTGCTAAACCTCTTGCATCTTTCTTTGGTAAAACACCACAACAGATTGATAAAGACGTTACTGAAACAAACAAAGCTATTCATGGTGCTATTGGTGATCCATTTAAAAAGATTGCTACAGAGTTTGGCGGTTTAGATAAATCTACTATTGAAAGTAGTGCTGTTGCTAAGGGCAGTGAACTACTTGGTGAGGGTATTGATTGGTCTAATAAAAAGATTGTTCAAGCATCTGGTGGTCGTATCTCTGAGAATGATGCTAACTTATTAACGACAGCTGTTCAAGTAGCTTTGTTACACTCAGCTGGTAAGTTAGCTGCTAAGACTGGCTTGCCTGAGGCTATTGATAAGCTTACTGATCCTACTAAAGAAGAACAGGTTCAATATGAAGCAAACAAATTAAAAACTGATCGTGAGTTTGAAAAGTTTCAAAAGGTTAAAGCTGAACGTGAAGCTGCTAATCAAGAAGCTAAATCTAAAGTAGACACTCGTGATACTGAAACTAATCAGGTTCGTGAAAAACAATCTGAGTTTAAGTTTGANTCTGGTGTTAATGCTACTAAAGCTGATCACATTGTTGTGACAGATTCTAAAGGTGTGTCTCGTGTTGTTGACAAAGCAACTGGTGAGATTATTGAACCTAAGGTTGATATTCCTAAAGAAGTTAAAATCGGTGAAAAGAAAGTTCCTGTAGTTGANGGACCTATTTATGAAGCTGGTAAAGACAATCTTAAGTTACAACCTAATGGTGANCCTGTAGCTGCAACACATCGTAGATACTCTGACGGTCGGTCTGAGATCCTTATTAATATGGATCAATTACATAAAGACTTTGAACGTAAGGCTTGGACAAAACCACAGTATGGGGGTGTTGAACCTTTACCTGAGGATGCGTTTAGTACTCCACACGAGTATGCACAGTTTGTACTTGACCATGAAAAAGCTCATGGTGATTATTCTTACGATAAATTTAAAGAGATGTCAGCTCCAGGAGCAGACACTAGTAAAGCTGCTTACGAACAGTTTACTAATGAGGTTGCTCTTGGTAAACAATTAACTTTTGATTTTGAAGATACAGTTCGTAAACAAGCTCTTGCTGATTTTGAAGCTAAGGTATCTGAAAAGAAACCAGCTTTTGAAGACCCTAGTAAGGCATTAGACCGTGCTAAAGACGATCTTGCTGATGCTAAGTGGTCTAAACCTGAAGGCAAACAAGCTCTAAGTGAAGAAGCACTTGGTGCTTATTTAAAGAAACACAAGAAAGATATTGAAGCAGCTCGTCAAAGATACTTTGAAGAAGCTGGTCTTGATCCTGTATATGGCGATCGTCCTGATTTTAAAGCTTGGGATGAGATGCTTAAGGATGACATTGGTGTTCATCTATCTAATCTAGAAAATGCTAGAGCTGACTTTATGCAGGTAGCTAAAGGTCTTCGTCAACTAGCTCCACGTAAGGGTGAACTAGAAAAAGTCTGGGAAGCTATTCAACGTAAGACTGTTGACCAGTTACCTGACAATCTTAAAGCAGCTGCTGTATTATATGATACACAAATGCGTGTATGGGGTCAGAAGTTTTTAGATGCTGGTATTATTAAAGGCATGTTAAACGANTATGCTACTCGTATGATTGACATGACTGGTAAAGATCCTACTGTAATGGATAAGTTCTTTGCTTCATTAGAACAAAAGATGGCTGCTGGTTTACCTACTAAAGGTAAGTATGGTAAGTCTCGTTTGATTGATGATTTTGCTACATTAGAACAGGTAATGGAAGAGCATGGTCTTAGGTTTAAAACTAAAAACCTTGCTGAGATTACTGAAGCATATGGCGAGACAATGTTTAAAGCCATGCTTAACAAAGATTTAATCTCTAAACTAGAGAAGNATACTACACTAGACGGTAATCCTGTCTTTATGAAACGAGATGCAACTGGTCGTATACCTTTTGGTTTTGTAGAAATGAAAGGTGGTATGTATGAAGGCTACTGGGTACACCCTGATGTAGCTACACCTCTTAAGTTTGTAATTGATCAGCGTGAGATGGGCATGATAATGCGAGGTCTTAGTGCTACATCTAATGTTATTAAACGTATTAACGTAGGCTTATCTTTATTCCATGCAACAACACTTACTGTTGGTCGGTGGATTGGTAGTGGTTTTAAAGTAGGTGATACATATAATCCAGTTAAACAATTTGAAAACCTAAGAAAAGCTTATGATGAGGCATATTCTAGTGGTCGTTTAGAGGCATGGCAGAATAGTAAGTTGCACCTAGGTGGTGAAGCTGATGCTGGTTTAGGTATTGTAGGACATCTTGCTGAATCAGCAGACTCTTTTCTTAAGAGAACTACTGGTTTTGAAGGTGACTATCTAGCTAAGACAGTTAAATTAGTAGGCAAACCTCAAGAGTTTCTTGACAGGTTTACTTGGGACATAGTCCATGATGGTAGTAAGCTATTAGATGCAGATCAAAAGCTTGAACAAGCTAAGATTAATCATCCTAGAGTACCTGAAAAGTTCCTTAGAGATGAGATTGCTAAGCATACTAATGACGTGTATGGTGGTATTGATTGGTTTGATGCAGCTCGTGATACAAATAAGTTCCTTGAGAAGTTAAAGATGAATTTGTTTAGTCCTGAGGGTCGTAAGTACCTTCAGATTCTTGAGTTTGCACCTGACTGGACGCTGTCTACTCTACGTGTCTTTGCTAGAGCAATACCAAACCCTTTAAAGATGGCTCAATGGGACATATCAAAAGGCTTAGCTGGTATTACTAAACCATTAACTGCAGTTGATTATGCAAGACAATATCAAATGCGTATGGCTGTTGGGTTATTTACCGTTCTTAATGCTTTAAACATATCTTTATCTGGTAAACCTATCTGGGAAAATAAAGATATCTTTTCTATTGAATCCGGAGATGGTCGTGCATGGCATCCACTTAAACATCCTAGCGAATCTTATCATTGGATANGTGATTTTGCTAAGACTTTTAAGAACAAATTAGGTTTCTGGCCTAGGATGNCATATGAAACCCGTGATCAAGGCNTTGTAGAGGGTGCTAAAACGGTCGCTAAGGGCGCANTGCCTTTCACNGCAGGCTCAGGGTCCAAAGGAATTACNGAGGGCATAGCAGGCTTTGCAGGGGTTCCTGTGACTGGTACTTCTACAGGTGACTTTGCGGGTCCNGGTGTCCTTAAGAACTGGGAACGTGCCTTTGAGAATCAAAAGAAAAAGTTAGCAAAGAAATTTGGTATTAGAATAGTAGACGAATCAACTGGGCCTAAAGGGGCCACTCTTTTGGAAGACGAATGAAAATATTAATCATTGATGCTAGTAGTTGTGGGTGTTTAGACTTTGCATTGCGGTGCCAAGTTGCTGGTCATCAAGTGAAGACCTTTATTAGACACCATAAAGATGGTTCTCGTAATGAATCTGGTGATGGTATCATTGATCGTGTATCAGATTGGGAGAAGTATATAAACTGGGCTGACNTAGTTTTCTGTACTGATAATACTTTTTACATTCACGGATTAGAAAAGTATAGGGACAAAGGTTATCCAATCTTTGGCCCGTCTCTTGATACAGCTAAATGGGAACTTGACAGAGATCATGGATCTAAAGTTATGGAGAAGGCTGGAATTAAGATTATTCCTAGCAAACGATTCTGTAGCTATGATGAGGCTATTGCATACGTAATGGAAAACCCAAAACGTTATGTATCTAAACCTATTGGTGATGGTCTTAAATCTATGTCTTATGTTTCTAAGACAGCAGCTGATATGNTTTTTATGTTACAGAAGTGGAAGAAGAGTAACGCATATAAAGGCGACTTTATTCTACAAGAGTTTCATAAAGGAATTGAGTTTGGTGTAGGTGGTTGGTTTGGTCTTGGAGGATTCTCNAAACATTGGTGCGAGAGTTTTGAGTTTAAAAAGTTAATGAATGATGATCTTGGAGTAGCCACTGGCGAACAAGGTACTGTTGTACGCTACACAGAAGATTCATTGCTTGCCGATAGAGTATTAAAACCTCTAGAGGATTACTTACATGGTTTAGGATACTCAGGATACGTAGACGTCAATTGCATTATTGGCGATGACGGAACACCTTGGCCTCTCGAGTTTACAATGAGACCAGGCTGGCCTTTGTTTCAGATCCAACAANCCCTTCATAAAGGAGACCCAGCACAATGGATGTTNGATTCTCTTAATGGAACTGATACANTTAAAGTAAGTTCTCAAGTAGCAGTAGGTGTTGTTATTGCTATTCCAGACTANCCATATGGTCATGTTACTAAAAAGGAAAANTCAGGTTATCCTTTGTGGGGTGTAACAGAAGAAGATGCTATTAAAAACATTCATTTTTCTGACGTACAGATGGGTAAAGGTCCTTGTATGGTAGACGGTGAAGTTAAACTTAATGTACCTATGTATGTTACTGCCGGTGATTATGTGTGTACTGTATCTGGAGTAGGTGCTACTGTAGAACATGCTAGAGATCGTGCATACAAAACAATTAAAAACAAAATAGAAATACCTAATAGCATTATGTATCGTACGGATATTGGTTGTCGTTTAGAAAAACAATTACCAGAGTTACATAGCTACGGGTATTGTCCAGACTTAGAATGGTGTTAAATGGCAAACTTATTACCTCCAATTCCACAAGATAAGATTGAAGAGAACACAAGATGGCGTGAGTGGTTTCGCAATCTTGGAACTTATATTCAACAAGCTCAAGTAGGGAATACTGTATGGTCAATAGTACAGGGAGGTACTGGAGCTA